AAGCAAATCAACGACTTATCGCGCCTCGCTCGCTCGGGCCCCGCGTCGCCTGTCGGGGGCTATAGACCATGTTTCTCTCAAATATTTACGTGATATTTTGAACGAGCTTTAACTGTCTTATAAATGCGTGTAATATCGCATATAATAGTTAATCGCGTTCCACGTGAAACATAAATTTTTATTTTTCAAAACCTATGGGTCCCTTATGAATAAAGCCAGTAATCCTGCGGTAGAGGAAAAGACTTTGAAGCTTGAACTGCGGCTCGCGCAGCTTGAGAAGAATGAAGCTTGCCAAGATAATTTTTTAACTTTTGTAAAAGCTATGTGGCCTGAGTTCATTACGGGTAGACATCACAAGATTATCGCGGACAAGTTGGAAAGAGTCGCGAGCGGCGAGCTAAAAAGATTGATCATTAACATGGCACCGCGGCACACGAAGAGTGAGTTTGCGTCCTTCTTGTTTCCTGCGTGGATGATGGGCAAGAATCCGAAGATGAAGATTATACAGGCGACGCACACGACGGAGTTGGCGGTAAACTTTGGACGTAAGACGAAGAACCTTTTGGAGACGGATGCGTATCAAGAGGTGTTTGATACGGTTAAGTTGGCGTCGGACAGTAAGGCCTCGGGCCGTTGGGATACGAGCGCGGGCGGTATGTATTATGCCGTGGGTGTGGGCTCGAACTTGGCGGGACGTGGTGGTGATTTAATTATTATTGACGATCCTCACTCGGAGCAGACGGCGATGTCGGCGGCAGGCTTTGACGATGCATGGGATTGGTACACAGGCGGCCCTAGACAGCGTCTGCAGCCGGGCGGATCAATAGTCATAGTACAAACCCGCTGGTCCGAGAAAGACATGACAGGGCAGCTTATGAGGGCTATGGCCAAGGACCCTTTGGCCGATCAATGGGAGGTGGTGGAGCTTCCTGCCATCTTTGAGGATGGTACGCCGTGTTGGCCTGAGTACTGGAGTCTTAAAGATTTGACCGCGGTCCGCGCATCAATCCCTCCGAGCAAGTGGAATGCGCAGTATCAGCAGAATCCCACGGGCGAAGAGAACGCGATTATTAAGCGCGAGTGGTGGAAGTTGTGGGAAAAGCCAGCGGTGCCTCAGTTGGAGTATGTGATCCAAAGTTACGATACGGCGTTTTCTAAGAAGCAGACGGCGGACTATTCGGCCATTACGACGTGGGGGGTGTTTTATCCGAATGAGGGTGGTAGTGGTCCCAATTTAATTTTGTTAGATAGCAAGAAGGGGCGTTGGGATTTTCCTGAGTTGAAGCAGGTGGCCTTAGATTTGTATAAATTTTGGGAGCCTGACACGGTGATTATCGAGGCCAAAGCTAGTGGTACGCCGTTGACTCAGGAGCTTCGTGCGCAGGGCATTCCCGTGGTTAACTTTACGCCGAGTCGTGGCAATGACAAAATAACGAGGGTGCACAGTGTGTCACCTTTGTTTGAGGCGGGGATGGTGTGGGTTCCTGACGAGACGTGGGCGGACGAGTTAGTTGAGGAGGTGGCAGCGTTTCCTAACGGGGAGTTCGATGACTTGGTGGACAGCATGACTCAGGCGTTGATGCGCTATCGTCAGGGCAATTTTGTGCAGTTACCATCGGATGACTGGGAAGAAGAGGCAAACTCTGCTAAAGTGCGGGTGTATTATTGAATTAGGGGTGGTTATGGCAAACGGTACAACAAATGCGGGCTTGATGGATAGAAATGTCCCATCTCAAATGGATATGGCCGATCTGGAGGCTGAATTAGAGTTGTCGCTTCCTGATTCAGGAAATGATGTGATGGCCATGATTAATGCCGAAAATGTCGGAGAAATTGAGATCACCTCAGAAGATGACGGTGGGGTATTGATTGACTTTGATCCCATGGATCAGCGGGGCGAGGCCCCAGAGTTTGATGCTAACCTCGCGGAAGAAATGCCAGAGCGTGAGCTTCAGCGTATTTCGTCAGAGTTGTTAGGTGAGTTTGATGCCAACAAAGCCAGTCGCCAAGATTGGGAAGAAGCTTATTCAAGTGGGTTAGAGCTATTGGGCTTTAACTACGAAGAACGTACACAGCCTTTTCGTGGAGCCTCGGGTGTAACTCATCCTTTGCTGGCGGAAGCGGCCACACAATTCCAAGCGCAAGCCTTTAATGAATTACTGCCGCCTTCGGGTCCTGTCCGCACGGTAGTGATGGGCAAGAGTACGTCTGCTAAAGAGCAGCAAGCGCAGCGCGTAAAGCAGTTTATGAATTACTACATCACTAACGAGATGGACGAGTACACACCTGACATGGATCAGATGTTATTCTTCTTGCCGTTGGCGGGTTCTACGTTTAAGAAAACCTATTACGACGCGACCATTGAACGAGCGGTGTCTAAGTTTGTTCCTGCAGAGAACTTGATTGTTCCGTATGAGACTGCGGATCTTCAGTCGTGCCCCAACATTACGCAAGTAGTGCGCATGGCGTTAAACGATTTACGCAAACGCCAAGTGGCGGGTGCTTATCTAGATGTGGAGGTAATCCCTTCTCAGAAAGAACTAACGTCACTAAGTGGTGAGATGGACAGGCTAGAAGGCCAAGACGCTAACCAGATTGATTATGACTGCACGATCCTTGAGTGCCACGTTGACCTAGACTTAGAAGGTTACGAAGACGAGGACGAGGACGGCGAGTTCACAGGAATTAAGATTCCGTACATTGTGACTATCTCTGAAGACAACGGCAAGGTGCTGTCGATCCGTCGCAACTATCGCGAAGACGATTCTTTGCGTAAGAAGATCAGCTACTTTACACACTATAAGTTTTTACCCGGATTCGGTTTCTACGGCTTAGGCTTGATTCATACCATTGGGGGTCTGTCTCGCACTGCGACTTCGGCCCTTCGACAGTTGATCGATGCGGGTACGTTATCTAACCTGCCTGCTGGTTTCAAGGCCCGCGGACTGCGGATCAGAGATGACGATGAACCACTACAGCCCGGCGAGTTTAGAGATGTAGACGCGCCCGGCGGTGCCATACGCGACAGCCTAATGCCGCTACCTTTTAAAGGCCCCGACCAAACCCTGTTTCAGTTACTTGGTTTTGTAGTCGATGCCGCGCAACGTTTCGCAACCATCACGGACCTTAAAGTAGGTGCGGGTAATGAGGGTGCTGCAGTAGGCACTACTATGGCGATGATGGAGCAAGGCGCTCGAGTAATGAGTGCGGTCCATAAGCGTTTGCATTATGCGATGCGTCAAGAGTTTAAGATTCTTGCACGGGTAATGTCGGAGAGTTTGCCACAGGAGTATCCGTTCTCAGTTCCCGGCGGAGATGCAACCATCATGCGCGAAGACTTTGATGATCGCGTTGATATCATCCCTGTCAGCAATCCAAATGTATTTAGTCAGGCGCAGCGGATTGTGCTTGCCCAGACTAAAATGCAACTCGCGGCCCAAGCACCAGAGATTCATAACATCCACGAAGTGTATCGTGACATGTATGAGGCGTTAGGTGTGACGGATGTAGATCGTATTATGAAGGCCATTCCAGCGGAAGAGCCCGGCCCTATTGATCCCGCACAAGAGAACATTAATGCTTTAGACATGTTGCCGCTAAAAGCCTTTGAAGGACAAAATCATCAAGCGCACATTCGAGCGCACTTGATCTTTGGCGCAAGTCCCACGGTTAGCGGTATGCCTCAAGTAGCTATGGCGCTTCAAAAGCATATAATGGAACACGTTCAGATTGCAGCGAAAGAGCAGGCCATGGCCGCTTATCAACAGCAAGCCCAACAGGCGGGTGCTAACATTCCTGAAGATCAGCAGATGCTTGCAATAGAAGCATTGACCGCTCAGTTTATTGCGGAAGGTATGCAGCAAGTTAAAGATGCGTCAGCCCAGATATCTGGTGCGGGTGCCCCTGATCCTTTGATTCAGTTGAAGGAACAAGAGATTCAGGCTAAAGTAGCCGATAACGAAGCTGACAATCAGATTGATCAAGCCAAGTTGCAGTTGGATCAACAGAACCAACAGATGCGCTCGGAGCAGTTTGATGAGCGGATTGCAGCACAAGAACGACAAACATCAGCACGTATCCAGTCGGCTATGGATCGTGAATTATTAAAGCAACGCGGAGATTAAAATGAGCAAAAAAGACGGAATAGGTGGCTACAGTTCTGAAATGTATTACGCAGACCTTCTTGCGGAGCGAGGAAAAGGTTTTAGCTTGCAGAAAAACACTAGATCCACGGGTAAAAACGCCACACAAAAAGTATCTAAGGGTAAAGGAAAAGGTAAGTAGACTATGAAAAATCGAACTGTAAGAGTAAACGGTGCCCCACCAAGCAAGACGCCAAAGTCAGTCCACTATGCGGACATTAAAGGCCAAGGACGTATTCCTTATGGCAAGACTGCGCCTGCTCCTGTAGCGGGTGGATTGACTGACTTTGCTAACACCCCTCGTAAGATGAAGACTCGTGGCACGGGTGCCGCGATCAAGGGAACAAGCCACATGGGCTACTAAACCTTTTGATGGAGTATTCTAATGTTTAAGTTAGGAAAGAACAGTCTAAACAATTTGGTAGGTGTGGATGAAAGGCTTATTGATATCGCAGAAGTTGCTATTAAGCTATCTAACATTGATTTTGGTATTCCTTCTACTGGTGGGTTGCGCACCGAAGAAGTACAAGCAAAGTTGTTTGGAGATGGTGTATCAAAAGCGGATGGAGTCAACAACAAGTCCTATCACCAAAGCGGAAAGGCGCTCGATGTGTATGCTTACGTCGACGGAAAAGCCTCGTGGGATAAGCTCCACCTTTCTCTTATAGCTGCTTCTATGTTACAAGCCTCGTCTCAGTTAGGGTATGAACTAAAATGGGGAGGCCTGTGGAAATCGTGGCAGGATTACCCTCATTTTGAAATTAGGGATTAACCATGAGTTTTCTAAGCTTTTTGAGCCCTATTGCAAGTCTAGGTAAAACATATCTTGAAGGTAAGAACGAAATTGCTAAAGCCAAGTCGGCAGCGGCTATACTTACTTTGGGTGCCGAGGCGGACGTTAAAGTGGCGGGTGCTAAAGCCGCTCATAAATTAGCGGACGATGGCCAGACACAAGACTTCAATTTGGACCTTGTTGCCATGCAGCAAATGGATAAGTCATTTCTCGACGAGATTATGATTGCACTACTTCTAGTACCTATTGCGGCGTCTTTTTTAGGCTATCAAGTCGAAGTTACCGCAGCGTTTGAATCGTTTTCTTCCATGCCAGACTGGTATCAGTACCTAGTTATTGGTGTGTATGTGGTTAAGTTTGGTATGCGTGGGTTGTTGACTAAACTAATATCAGGCAAGTTAAGTGCTGTAAAACTTAAGTAACCTTTCCTTTTTACTCTATCCCCTGCATATAAGTTATGATAGGATCATATCCAACATTGTTTGATTATATGCGAGGTGTGGATGGACGAAATACAAGTTGCGGAAGCTGTTTTTAGGGTCCTACGGGATAGACGGCAAGGTGTAACGGACTTGATGATTTACGGTAACGTTAAGTCGATGGAACAATATCGTGAGCTTATGGGCAATTTAGAATGCCTCAATCATGTGGAACAGGAACTCAAGAGCCTGCTAGATAAACAGGAGCACTCAATATGAGCGCAGTAGAAAAAAAAGTAGAACCCGTAGTCTATGAAAAGACTGCTAAACAATTAGCCAGTGAGGCTAAAGCAAAAGCTAAAGCAAACGAAGTTGCGGATGAAGCAACTAAACTTGCAGACGCCTACGTGGAAAAACCACGCCTTAACCCTGACGCTATCGGGAAAACTCTCTTAGACAGGATGCCCAACCCTACGGGCTGGCGGATATTAATCCTACCCTATCAAGGCAAAGGTAAATCCGCAGGCGGTATTTTTCTCCCTTCTGAAACGCAGGAGAAAAGCCAAATCTCTACCCAAGTCGGTTATGTACTCAAGCTAGGACCCCTAGCCTATGGAGATGCCGATAAATTTCCAGATGGAGCATGGTGCAAAGAAAAGCAGTGGGTTATGTTCGCCCGTTATGCTGGATCGCGCTTCCAGATAGATGGGGGAGAAGTCAGAATACTTAATGACGACGAGATACTGTCGACCATTTTGGACCCTGAAGACATCCATAATTTAAACTAAGGAGAGCACCATGTCGGATACAAACACCGTCGAGTTAGATGTAGGCGATTCGGAAGAAGTAGAAGTAGAAGTAAGCGCGGGTGCTGTTGAGTCCGAAAACGATTCGGATGATCAGTTTGATAAAGCGGAGACCTCTACTCAAAAACGAATTAGTCGTCTTACTAAGAAAATGCGTGAAGCAGAACGCCGTGAGCAAGAAGCGGTTAAGTATGCCCAAGCTGTTCAAGGTGAGTCACAAGAATTAAAAAGTCGGATGTCTAACTTAGACACCAACTACGTTGCTGAGTACACCACTCGTGTTAATACCCAGATTGCTCAAGCCGAAGCAGTGTTGACTCGTGCTATTGAAAGAGGGGATGGTGCCGCAACCGTAGAAGCTCAACGAGACCTTACTAGTTTAGCCATTCAGCAGGATCGAGCGGCCCAAGCTAAGATGCAGTCGGAAAGGCAGCAACAACAAGCGGCGGCGGCTCAACAGCACCAAGCTCAACAGCCTATGCCTGCTCAACAGCCTAAACGTCCTGACGCTAAAGCCGAATCATGGGCCTTGCGTAACAGTTGGTTTGGCCAAGACGAGGCAATGACGTATGCTGCTTTTGGCATACACAAAAAACTTGTTGAAGAAGAAGGGTTTGACCCGCAGAGCGAAGACTACTATACTGAGCTGGATAACCGTGTTCTTGATAAGTTTGGTAACGGATCAAGCAGCCCCAATAAACGCCCCGCTCAGACAGTAATTGGAGCTTCAAGAACACCATCTGGGCGCAGTAATAGAAAGGTTCGACTCACTCCGAGCCAAGTCGCGATAGCGAAGAAATTGGGTGTGCCGCTTGAAGAATATGCGAAATACGTGAAGGAGTAACAGAGAATGACTGAACAACAAAATACAGGTAGTTCCGCCGTGAACCGTACTTCTCGCGCTAACAAAACTCGGGAGAAACAGGCGATCCGTAAGCCTTGGGCTCCTCCGTCTATGCTAGATGCACCACCTGCCCCTGACGGCTTTAAACATCGTTGGATTCGCGCCGAAACGCGTGGCTTTGATGATACGAAGAACGTCAGTGCTAAATTAAGGGAAGGTTATGAACTTGTCCGAAGGGACGAGTACCCAGACTTTGAATCCCCTACTGTAGAATCAGGTAAATACCAAGGTGTCTTTGGAGTTGGCGGACTGCTTCTCGCTCGTATACCAGACGAAACTGTGGCCGAAAGGACTAACTACTTCAAAGGACGTAGTAAGGACCAAATGGATGCAGTTGACCATGATATGATGAGAGAGAATGCACATTCATCGATGACGATTAGTAAACCTGACCGTCAATCTCGTGTAACTTTCGGTGGTCCACAAAAATGATATGGACTACCCCTTTAGGAGAGAATTATAATGGCTAATGCAAATACTGCCTATGGTCTCCGTCCTATCGGGCTAGTTGGTAGCGGTGTCAATTCTACTGGTGTAACCCAGTATGAGATCGCTTCCAACAACACCAATGCTATTTTCCAGTTTGGTTTATGCGTTCCGCTAGCAGCGGGCGTTATTACTTTTGCTGGAGCTACTAGTGGGGGAACTACCCCTGCGCTTGGTGTCCTGATGGGCGTTGAATACGTTGACTCTGTAACTAAGAAGCCAACATTTTTAAGTTACTGGCCCGGTTCTGGTTCCGTAAGCGTGGATACTAATCATCCTGTTAAAGCTTTCGTTGCTGACAACCCCAACCAGTTATTTAAAGTAGCATCTGACGCAACACTAACTAACCGTGCTACTGCACAGGCCGCCGTGTTCGCAAACGCATCTTTGGGAACTTCTGCACGTACTGGTACGTCAATAGGTAACTCAAATTCCGCCTTGGGCGTGTCTACAATTGCAGCTACGGCCACTTTGCCGTTGCGTATTGTTGGCATCATGGACGACGCTGGTAATACCGACTTTGCATCTGCAGGTATTCCTTTGATCGTTCGTATCAACGCTCATTACAACGCTAACACAAGCCGCTTTGACTCGCAGACTACTGCTACGTCAACAGGCCTATAGGAGGGTTAGATCATGGCTATTTCTCGCGCACAACTAGCGAAAGAGCTTGAACCCGGCCTAAACGCCTTGTTCGGTCTCGAATTTAATCGTTACGAAAATGAGCATTCTGAAATCTTTGAAGAAGAGTCTTCGGACCGCGCCTTTGAAGAAGAAGTAATGCTTGGTGGTTTCTCTACTGCACCTGTTAAGAATGAAGGCTCTGCCATCAGTTTTGACGACGCTCAAGAGACTTATACCGCTCGTTACGCTCACGAAACTATTGCGCTTGCGTTCTCAATTACTGAGGAAGCAGTGGAAGACAATCTTTATGATCGTCTTGCATCGCGTTACACCAAAGCTCTGGCCCGCTCTATGGCCCAGACTAAGCAAATCAAAGCAGCGGCTGTATTGAACAATGCGTTCTCTGCTGGCGTTAATGCGATTGGCGATGGTGCAGCACTTTGTTCCGCAGCCCACCCCTCTCTTTCGGGTAACCAAACCAATGTCTTGGCAGTTGCTGCCGACCTCAACGAAACTTCGTTGGAGCAGATGTTGATTGACGTTGCTAGTTTGACGGATGAGCGTGGTTTGAAGATTGCAGTTCGTGGCATGAAGCTTATTATTCCTAAAGAGCTTCAGTTCATCGCAGAACGAGTAATTAACTCGAACTTGCGCTCTGGCACTGCGGATAACGACACAAACGCAATGAAGTCTATGGGAATGCTTCCAGACGGTGCAGTGGTTAACCACTTCCTTACCGACACTGATGCTTTCTTCATCAAGACTGATGCTCCTAACGGCTTCAAGCACTTCAACCGTTCGTCTATTAAGACTGCGATGGAAGGTGACTTCGATACGGGCAACATGCGCTTTAAAGCTCGTGAACGTTACTCATTCGGTGTATCCGATTGGCGTTGTGTTTACGGTACGCCCGGCGCAGCATAACCACACGGTAACGTGTAGTTTAGAAAAGGGAGGCTTCGGCTTCCCTTTTTTGTGCGTAACATTGACAGTTCACGAAAGACAGTGGTATGTTATACTTACAATTATCGGGAAAATATCGGTGAATCTGACAGTCCCCGACTGACGATATGCAGACAGATCCACCTTAACTCGCATGTGAGGAATTTATTATGGGCCAGACTACTTTTTCAGGACCAATTTTAGCAGGAACAATCAAAGATACTACAGGTACCGCTCTCGGTACTAACGTAAAGAACACCGGCCAAGTTGTAATGTCTCAATCTATTATGATTGACGCAGCAGTCGCCGCTGGCACAACTACCTACAATGTCGGCGTCATTCCAAATAATTCACAGTTACTTGGTGTCACACTAAGAGTGGCTATAGCTAGTAATGCTGGTGGCACAGCGACTCTTTCAGTGGGCATGGTTAGCAAGACGACTCAATTTTTTATTGCAAATACTAATGTTAAAGCAGTTGCGGAAACTAAAACTTTGGCCGCTGGGGGTTTGGATACAGCAGATCGTTTTAGTGGTGACAGCCAGATCACAGCAACACTTATCTCTGCGGGAGCGACTGCTACTGCGGGTCAAATTACTGTGACTTTAACTTATGTGCAGGACAATAATTTGCAAGACGCAACCGCTGTCTAATAACTTATAGGAGGTTAAAATGAGTTCAGATGTAAAATCAAAACGTTTAACCTCTACTGGCTCTGCTGGTGTGGGCCCTGCGCGTATTCGCCAAGTTCAAGTTAAAACAACTACTGGTACTCCTCGCCTTACTTTCACTGATGGTAATGGCGGGCCGATAGTTCTGGACATGGACCTAGATGCTTCAAAAACTCACTCTGTAAATATTCCGTCTGACGGAATAAGAGTGAGTGATATTTTTGTGTCGGTCTTTACAGCGTGTACGTCCATAACAATATTTCATAGTTAGAGAGGTAACTCATGGCATCAGACATAAAAGCTACGTATTTGGAGGCTAACGGTGTTGTCTTTGCGGGACGAACTCGCGTAAAAGCTATTCACTACAAATGTGGCACCAATCCAGTTATTGAGTTAAAAGACGGAGACACCAACGGTGCCGTTAAGCTTAAACTGGGGTTTGCCAGCAATACTGATGACAACGTTTATTTACCTGACGAAGGGATGTTATTTAGTGATGGGTGTTTTGCCGTACTGACTAACGTCACCAACATAACGGTATTTTACAATTGAGGTAGTTATGGAAACGAAAGTAGCTACTCTTAAAAAAATAAAACCCGTTAAAAGTAATAAAAAATTAGCAAGTCATGATAGGGACATTATGAAAATAGCAGAAGTTCTGTCCAAGCTAGATAAGCATGAAGCTGAGTGTAACCTAAGATATCAAATGATTGAAGAAAAGCTGGCTGATCAAAAGCAAACGCTAAAAGGTTTAGATATTAAAATTTGGGGGCTTGCTGTATTGATAATAATCGCACCCCTAGTGCATAAGCTATTGGCCTAGTCATGTATGACGCTTTCTTCAGTGACCCCGTTGAGGCGAAGATTGTAAAAGAAATAAAACTCTGGTCCTCAGACGTTTTAGAAAAACCAAACTCCTACTTTAATAATTTACCTGCTTGCCCCTATGCCCGAGGGGCGTGGTTAGGCGATAAGGTGGCTATTATATTTAAGTATGAAGAAGGTTATCAAAGTGTGTACTCGTGCATCTCACAGTTCGACGACGTGTATGACGTTGCCCTTATCATTGACATGAGCAACTCCAAAACCCCTGAAGAATTTCACGACTATCTAGACGACTTAAATAAAGTGGTGTCTCAAGGCATGTTTATCGACAAAGACATGTGGTTGATGGGCTTTCACCATGAAGATGAAGCCAGTGATTTTGTGGGCGAGTTAGATTTTGATCCATCGGTAGAAAACCCCTACTCTATAATATTTATTCAGCGATTATCTAAGTTACAACAAGCGGCTGACAAGTTGAATAAAAAAGGCTATTATGATACATACGATGCAGAACATAATGCACGTCAAATTTACCAAGTAAGAGAAACTTTATATAGGAAGCTCCAAAATGGCTATGAAACCAAAGAAAGTTAGTTCTTCAGCAAAGAAACCTGTTAAGCGTATGCGTGGCGGCGGTATGGTTGCTATGAAAGAACCTGTTAAGCGTATGCGTAGCGGCGGCATGGTTAAGCCTGCTAAAAAGAAAAAGTAGGGCCTTGTAATGCCAAGTAAAGGGCTTTATGCCAACATCCACGCTAAGAAAAAGCGAATTGCAGCAGGGTCGAAGGAGACAATGCGCAAGGTTGGGTCACCCGGTGCCCCAACTAAAAAAGCGTTTGTAGCATCAGCTAAAACGGCTAAACCCGTTAAGAGAAAGACACGCACTGCGTAGGTAAAAGCTATGGCTACATCTGAAAGTAAAGACTTTGAGTTAGACGTTGCAGAATATGTCGAAGAGGCATTTGAGCGATGTGGGCTAGAGGTCCGAACAGGTTATGACTTAAAATCTGCCAAGAGGTCTTTAAACCTTTTGCTTGCAGACTGGGCTAACCGTGGCCTTAACCAGTGGACCATTAAGCAGCGTACTGTTGCAATGGTTGACGGTACAGGTAACTACCCTTTAACCGCGGATGTAATTGATATTTTATCTGTCGTTGTGCAACGATCTGGAACTGATTACTCGTTGATTCGTTTAAGCCGAGATGGTTATTTAAGTATACCCAACAAGGCAACGAAAGGTAGAGTTAATCAATTCTTCTTGGATAGGCAAGTTACGCCTAACTTAAAGCTTTGGCCTGTGCCTGATAACAGCACTGATGTTGTGTACTATGACGCTTTAACCCGAATGGATGATGCGGACATATACACTAACACGATGGACTTACCTTTTAGGTTTTACCCTTGTTTAGCGGCAGGTTTAGCTTATTACCTTGCTTTAAAACGTGCTCCAAACCGTGTTGAAATGCTTAAAGCCCTATACGAAGAAGAGTTTGAAAGGGCTGCTGTAGAAGATAGGGACCGTTCGTCCTTTAACGTGACCCCTGTATACAGGAGAGTTTGACAATGGGTAAGTTTGCGTCTGGAAAAAAAGCATACGCCATCTCGGACCGTTCGGGCTTTCGTTATCCTTACAGGGTAATGAGGAAAGAATGGAACGGGTTATTGGTGGGTCCTGACGAATTTGATCCTAAGCAGCCTCAATTAGGGCCTTTTCGTAAGGTTTCTGATCCACAAGCTTTGCAGAATGCCCGTCCTGAAACGAATCTTGCCGTACAACGCAATATTCAATGGAGTTTTGATCCAGTAGGTGGGTGGGCAGATAACGATTACAGCCCCCCTAACCGCCTTATATCAACAGGTTCGGTTGGAACAGTGACGGTGACTACATGAGTTTTACATTGGATCAGCTAAAACAAGCTATTAGAGACTATACAGAGAACGATGAAACGTCTTTTGTAAGCAATTTGCCGTTATTTATTCGTCAAGCAGAGGAAAGAATCCTTAAAAGTGTTCAGTTAAGCCTGTTTAGAAAGAATGTAAGCGGTGCCATGACTCTGAATGACAAGTTTTTAGCGGCACCTAGTGATTTCTTAGCTCCTTTTTCTTTATCTTATGTAGACAGCACAAACAATCACGTTTTCTTAGACTTTAAAGAGCCTGATTTTGTTCAGACCTTTAATCCTATTTCGGCTACGGCTGGAGACCCGCGATTTTACGCTACTTTTGATATTAATAACTTTATCTTGGGTCCAACTCCGAATAGTGCGTACAGCGTAGAGCTACATTATTTTTATCGTCCTGCAAGTTTGACCGCGGGGGCCGATAGTGGCGTAACATGGCTTAGTACAAACGCTGAAATCGCTTTACTTTATGGGTGCTTGATAGAAGCATACATTTATATGAAGGGTGAACCCGACATGATGGCCATGTACGACAAACGGTTTACCGAAGCCATTGGCGGTTTGAAATTACTAGGCGAAGCCAAAGAAGTGACCGATGAATACCGCACTGGACAACTTATAAGGCCTAAACAATGAGTAATGCAGCCCTACAGATGGACACAAACTCGGTGGAAGTACACACCACCAGTGGAAGAGGTTTTACTCCAGAGGAAATTGCGGAGCGGTGTGCGAATAAGATTATCGCCATTTCAGATGACGCAAACCCTGCTATTAGGGCCCAAGCTCATGCCTTTCGTGGGCAACTGCTTAAAACATTAGAATTTTACATGCACGAAGCTATCAAATCAGATAGAACTACGATGCATAACGCGTTAACCGAAGCAGGACAATTAGAGCTTGCTAACTATATAAGGAGACTGTGACATGGCTTTTACAGGAAACTACATGTGCACCAGTTTTAAGAAAGAATTAATGTACGGTGCTCATGACTTTGACGCTTCAAGCGGTGATGTGTTTAAGATAGCACTTTATACAAGCTCTGCTACGATGAATGCAGACACCACTGCGTATGCAACCACTAATGAAGTAAGTGGCACAGGGTATACTGCAGGAGGCGAAAATTTAACTGCGGTAGATCCTACGTCTTCTGCAACTACGGCGTTGACTGATTTTATAGACGAAACGTGGGCAAACTCTACGATTACGGCTAGAGGCGCGTTAATTTATAACAACACGCCCAACACTACTTCAATCTCTCTAACCAAACCCGCCATATTGGTTTTAGATTTCGGGTCTGACAAGGTTGTAAACTCTGGGAATTTCACCGTAGTGTTCCCAACGGCTGATGCCGCCACTGCTATTATTAGGATTGCATAATGAACGTTGCAGTAACGGGAGTATCCGCCACAGCAAGCGTGGGACAAATCTGGATGAGTATTGTGCCTATTCAAAACCCAAGCTGGACAAACATAGTACCGTGAGGAATTAAAAATGCCTAGTACATATACAGTCAACCTCGGTATTGAGAAACCAGCTACTGGTGAACAATCTGGAACGTGGGGCGAAACGGTTAATGACAACTCTAATATTTTAGACGAGGCTATTAACGGTG